CCCTCTCCAGTCTCCATAGGTGTTGTGGTTACTTCCATTCTAGGATTAGCTTGTGGAATAACCTCTTTATTTTCTAACCAAATCATAGGATTGATATGCTGTCCGTTTTGTACAACTTCAAAATGTAAATGTGGTCCAGTACTTGCACCAGTATTTCCACTTTGAGCAATAATATCACCAGCCTTTACAGTATCTCCAGGTTTTACTAATATCTTATCTAAATGAAAATATTTAGTTTCTGTTCCATCTGTATGCTTAATAACAAGTCCTCTACCTGAACCATCTGATCCTGGTTGCCAAGCTTTTACTACAGTTCCGTCTAATGGAGCTTGTACAGGTGTTCCTACCGGAACAGCAAAATCTACACCTCTATGAAATTTTTCTTCTCCTGTTACAGGATGTATTCTATTTCCAAAACCAGATGTAATAGTTGATTGATATATATTTTTTGTAACAGCTGCTAATCCGGTTCCTCTTTCCGTATATGGTCTAGTTCTTGAAATATTTGCTATAAATTTTTCATTAGCTCTTTGTCTTTGTGGTCTCTCTTTTATTCTTTGTTTCCTATCCTGTATTGCTTGTTGCTTACTTTCTTTAAATTCAGTTTCTGCTTCTGTTTGCATTTCATCAATATCTATATATAAAGCTCCACCTCTCTCAATAGTAAGCATTTTTTCTATAAAATCAGGAATTGCCATATTTTTTACCGCATTATTCCAGTTAGTAACAAATCCCATCCATAATTCAGCTAACCATAATTGAGCATCTTTAGTCCATTTTTTAGCATATACCTCTACTACATCCCAAACATATGGAATCCATTCATTAGCTAATTTATCAAAAAATGGATATAATAAGGACCAAATATCTGCAGCTCTGGCTTTAATGAAATCCCATAATTTTTCTGGACCATCATTTGCCCACCAATTACTAATATATTCTGGAATTTTTTTCATTATAAAATCCCAAATCCATTCTAAAAATCCTGTAATTCCTCCAACTTCATCCCACCATTTTGTAAATTTATATATAGCTGCTATTGCTCCAATAGTTAGTAGTGCAAACAAATCTGGAGATTTTTTTACTTTAGTACCTACATTTCCTAACGTTTTAATAATTGCAGGTTTCTTCATAGCTTTTTTAACAGCTTTTTCTTTTACTTCTTCTTTTTTTGGTTCTTCAGTTAATTTTTCAACATCATTACTCATTTTTTCTAATAATGCTAATGTTCTTGATTGAAATGCATGTCTTCTTGCTAATTCTTTTCTTCTTTCAACCGGCTTCATCCATTGCATACTTGCTAATGCTTGAGTTTCTTCTTGAGCTAAAAATGCAGATAATTCAGTTAATGATTGAATATTTTTTTGTATTTTCTGTATTTTTTTAGGTTTAGGACCCTCAGGCTCTGGTTCTGGTATTTTTGGTTCGACTAATCCCTCTTCTTGAGCAATAATTTTTTTAGCCTCCTCTAATGCTCTAGTCTTTGCACTAACTCCGGTTTTTTTAGTTTTTTCTTCAGATTCTAGTGCTAAACCCGCAAGAACATCAAAAGGAATAGCCATTATTTATCCTTTTCTTTTTTCTTATCTAATCTTTTTTGAATTAAAGCAACAAAAGCTTCTCTTTCAAATGGATACATACTATCTACATCATTTTTAGTATTAGATGAATAAAATGAAATATCAGCATATTGATTATAAATATCTGTTAATGTCATAGAACTTATAATTTCATGTGCATCGGAATTATAAATTGTTTCATTATTACAAAAAGTACATTTTATTTTTTGTTCTTTATTAAATATACATTTATTACTTTTTTGAACTTCTTCTTCAAATTCTTCAAGTACATCTATAGGTACATCATCTGGAAATTCAGAATAATACTCTACTACTCTATCAACAATTCTTAATTGATTAAACATATTTTTAGGTTCACATTGCATAAACATTTTTGAAATATTAACAACATTAATGTCGGTTTTACCACAATTAGAACATTTATATCTAACTTGAATTAAATCATTTACAGAAATTTCTCTTAATTTATATATAATAGCCTCACATTCTTTATGACTAAATAGATCTGCATCTGGTACTCCTAAAATTTCTATTATTTTATTATAATTAATTTGCTTCCACTCTTTTCCTATTCCTTTTCTATCAGATATATATAATAATACATCCTTTTCCTGCTTAGTAGTATAAGGTTTTAAATTATTTAATATATCTACTATATCTATCATTATGTTACCTTAGGTAATAATTCATCAAAAAAGCCTGGAATAATATCAAAATTATAATATCTTTTAAAGCCACAATGAGGACATTCAATCTCTTGTCCTAATTCTAAATCACTTTTTTTATTAAAGAAAAATTCTTCTAATTCTTCAAATTCTGTTAATGGTAATAATTCAATAAACTCTTTAACTTCATCTAATGATTCTATTTTTTTATCATTTATTTCTCTAATAGATAATAGCATAATAATGTATGATGGTGGCTCATCTGGATATTTTATCTTTGCTTCATTAACAGTATTTGATAATTTTACATCAAAAAATTTATATACATTATCTTTAACTTTTATTTCTGCTGGAAATTCTCCTATATGATAATGAGTAACATCATCTAATGTTGAATTAACATCAAATAATTTTTCACATTTATCACAACTCATTTGAAATTGAACTTTATTAAAACCAGATATTTTTTTTATTTCAATTAATATATATTGTTTTTCTAAACTTGATAGATAGATATCTTTTTCTATATTAATATAAGGATATAAAATTAAATCATATAGTTCATCTTCTTCTATATACTGACCTTTTTCTTTATATAATTTAATAAAATCTTTTTTTGTTTTAGCTATCCATGGTTTAATTTCAACTTCTAAATTCTTTCTTATTTTCATTTACCCCTCCATTAATAAGTTTCAGGAACCGGTTCTGGTTCAACATTTGCGGTATCTTCATCTGGTATAATAATATCAGTATAAGCCATAGTAATAGTTGTAGTACTAACTTCTCCATTAGCATCTGTATATTCTATCGGTGAAATTTCAATAGGAAATGCTCCAACTAATTCGGTGTGATATGTTTCATTTCCTAATCCATCTAATTGATAAATTTTTACATTAGTTTGCCAGTATGGTACTGTCATACCATTGTATCCTGTAATAATACTCATAGGATCTTCAATAACTTGTCCAATGTCATTAATAAATTCGTTAATATTTCCCCAAGTATTTTTAATATCTTGCATTAAATGCTGAGGAATAAAATTTTCTATTGTTCCAAAATATCCAATTTTTGAATTATGAACTAAATTCATCCAATTCCAAAATTCATTTCTTATTTTTAGATTTTTTTGATTATAAAATGTAAATGTCCAAGAAGGATTATGTTGAGTTTCTCCACGAGCTTGATATCTTCTACCTTTATACCATACATCAACAGGAGTAATAGCTTTTCCCGGCATTGAAGTATTTTGACAAAGAATATCAACCTCTCTTGAATCGGGAAGATTTACAATAATTCTATATTTATTTGTTCGTGCTCCATCCCCAATAACACTCATTAATTCACTAATCATAATGATCCTTTATTGAGAATTTGTTTTAATCTATCACCTTCAATATTTTCTAAATCTGGAGCACTAGAATCTGGAGTACCTTTTCCTAGCCAGCTATCTATTCCTTGAGAAACATCACCAGCTACTCTATCAATAAAATTATATCCAGCATCAATAATTCCACCACCTAAATCAACACTATATCTGAAATATTTAAATTGTACAGTAAATTCTTGAATTTGTGAAACAGCAGTACTATCATATTGAATTGTTTCAACCGAAATTGGATATACACCTTCAAAAGAATAAATAGCTTTTGATAATTCATCTTCAAAATCTGTTGCTTGAATTTGAATTTCTGTTGTATAGCTTGTGTATTTATTAGTACCAACATTACCATATGTAGCACCTTCTTTAAAATCAGAAAAAGGATCGACTGATGTTACTTTATCCCAAAATCCTGAATCTTCTTTATCTTTATTATTTTCTGTACTTCTATCATAAGATCCATTATCTAATGCAACTATCCATTTATAAAAAAGTTTTCTAAGCTCATTTTTTTCATCATTATAAAAAGTAATACTAAAGTTTAAATCAAAATTACTTCTACCAAAAATAGCTAAATCATGCCCCATATATTTCATTTCAATTGGTTCATTTTTTATTTCTGGTATTATAACACCTTTAGCTAATACATCTATTTGTTGTTGCCCCATTCTTGGAACAAGTTTAGAAATTTCATCAGGTAAAGGAAATAATACTCTATATTTAGTTTGTCTTCCGAAATCTCCACCAGTACCAGCTAAAATTTGATTTACTGATTGCATATTAGTAGCCATAAATTACCTTTTAATTCCTAATTCTTTTTCTGTTAATACAGAAAATGTTAGATTGTGTTTTTCACAAAATTTTTCTGCTGCTTCCCATTTAGCCAAATTGATTGGATCATTTGTCTGATTTTGTGGCTTTATTTCTATTAAAAACTTTCTTCCATCTTTAAATTTAACTAAAAAGTCTGCAAAATATCTATGTTTTTGACCATCTCTTGGATTTATATAAGGAACAAAAAATGGTTCAGATGTCCAATATTCAATATTAATATTTTCATCACACCATTTCATAAATTTTAACTCCCAAGAACTTCTATAAGTTGGAAATTCATTTTCATTCATATATTTATCAAATGGTTTTTTATATTTATTTAAATTTTTAGGAATAAATGTTCCTTGTTCCCATTTTGTTTCTCTTTTTCTTCTTCTTTTAGTCTGATATCTTTTACCTTTTAAAGCACCTATTTTCATATAATATTTATAAATATATAAAAAAGGATTATTATGAGTGTTTCTCAAATTATGACCAGTATGAAAAATACTAATTGGACACTCACTGATGACTTTAGTCTATTAGTAATTCCTTCTAATCCTGATTTTGCTATTGAAAAAGTTATACAAGATCTACCAGCAGATCCAACTACATTTTTTAAATCAACTGTTGTTTCTGTAGAAATACCTGCTGTTACACCAAATACACAAATAGAACATTATGTAGGTGGAGAATATATTGTTCAAAATAGTATTCCACAAGTATTTCGTTTTACTGCAAGATTTAGAGATATTAATAATGGTGAGTTAAGAAGATGGTTTGAACTTTTATTTGCACATTCACAATTTTCTTTTGGTGAGGAGTGTTATTTAAATGTTATTGTTATGGACAATAAATTTAATAAAATGATTTTTAATTCTAGTAAAGTTTTAATAGATAATGTAAGTGCTGTTACTTATGATACAAATAATACCAATGTTTTAGAGTTCGATATTTCGTTTAAAACAGCCTATTTAACTGATGACTATTTAACTGATTTTGGTAGTATGATGTATATTGCTAATTGGCCTCAAGAGGAAAACATTGAATGAACATATTCAAAAAAGCTTGGAATAAAACTAAAGATTTTCTTAAAAGTGTTAAAAATCAAACTAAAAAAGTTTCTAAGGATTTTGTAAGAAAGTTTAGAAAAGACTATAAAGTTAAAAAAAATAAATCCTATATAAAACCTGGAAAATTAATGACATACAAATATAATGCTAAAGATGTCACTAAAAAATTTGATAAAAATCCATTAATAGTATGTTTAGGATGGAGTAGAAAATTTCCTAATTCTCATTTTTTGGGTTTAAATTTACATTGGATGCCAAAAGAAAAAAGAGTATATTTAGCAGCTTTAATTGTAGAAATGCTAGATAAAAAAGATGGTAAACTAGTATATGAAGATGTAAAACCTTTAATTAAAAAATTTGAAGGATCTCCTATACTTCGTATGTATATTTTTAAACGAGTGAGTAAAGATATGATGGTTATGAATGAAGAGGTTTATTTACAAGCTGCAAGTCTTTCTTATGAAGAGTGGCATATACCTAAATAGTTTTTTGAATAGGAGAGGCTGGTTGAGTTGGATAAAATTTTCCTTTATTAAAATAAGGAGTTTTCATCCATTTCATTATTTTATCTTTATTATGTAAAACTTGAATATTGATTTTTTGTTCAAGATCTCCAATTTTATGCTTTCCTACTTCTAATAATACATCACTAGGTGGAATAACATTTTTTAACTCTTTAGTAAATCCCATTGCTAATTTATACTTATTATTATAATATCTTCCTAGAACATATATTTTACCAAATTTTGACCACTGATATAAATTTTCTTTATTTTTATAATTAAAAATTATAACATAAGATGATTTTTCTGCTTCATTAAATGCATCATTTCCAATGAAATCTTTTAATAGATTATTTATTCTATCAGCTCTTCTATAAAGTAAATATTCATCTCCGGGTACTAATGGCTTAGTTTTAGATACCATATTTCTCCACTGTTGTGAAGTTGCTGAATCATAATTCATTAAAATTGGTTTAAGTTTTTCTGATTCTATGAACAATAAGTATGGAGATTTTAATAATATCCATTCAGAATAATCTATTTTATTATTTTTTAAAGCTGCCAATGCATTATTGTATTCTGTATATCCATTTATATATGGATCAATAGTATATAAATCATTTACGTCAAAATCAATCATTAACAACTTCTTTTTATTTATTTTTTATTTTATTTATATATAATTATAAAAAGGAGAAAAAATGGAAGAATACAAAATTGAATATGCTATTAATAAATTTTTTAGAATGGTAAAAGTGAGAATGTTTCAAGATGAAAAAGATAAAATAAAGCAAAAACAAGCAATTATTAACTATGGAAAGTTACTAAATAATATTTTAAAAAACGAATATAAAACAGATTCAGAAGCTATTAACACTATTATAAAAAGTATGGAGAAAGGTATTATGTGAATCTAAATAAAAATGATTATGCAATTTTAGAGGGTAATAAAAAATATTATTATGTATTTATTGAATCTATTGAAATATCACAATATATGGATGAATATATTGTACAATGGGTAGATATAGACCCAACTACAAAAAGAATTATAGGTACTTTTCAAAATTTTTTTAGTAATATAAATGTAGTTTTAGTAAATCCAACAGAAGAAGAAATATATAAGTTTATGATTTAGCTTTAGTGGGCCAGCAGAGGAGGGGGGTACTGGCCCAATAAAACCTCCAAGGTCAAAAGACCTTAGAGATTATTGTTAACTACCAATAACAGAGTTACTGAAGTCAACACCGATTGATTTAGCATATGGACAAGCGTTACCCATTTCTTTTTCTGCATCAACCCAAGGAGAACTTGCTAACCCATAACGAGTCATAGCAATTAGAGCTGGTTGACCAGTAGTAATATGAGTTACTTTCTGGATTTGTACTGGAGTATAAGGAGCATATACACCAAGCGAATCTTGGTTAGAACCTTTATAAATCACAGTAGCATAATCAGATTTAGCATAGTTATCAATGATAACGTTAAATTTGTTATCAAATCGACCAACTACAGATGGATTAGCTAGTTGAGGATTAACAGTGCTTGCAACTGGAGATGCATAATATCCACCAACTTGCTCAAGCATAGTAACAACTTTTGGAGAACAAAGTAATTTATTACCAGCGCCTCGACGATTTAATCGAGCAATTTCGCGACTCATATCAGATAATTTAGCAGCAAATAATCGATAATCTTCAATTTCCCATCGAGATCGACCAGCTCCAGTGTTATCAATAACGAAGTCAGATTCTGGAGTAGCAAAGCTGTTAACAAAGTCAACAATTTCACGGTCAGTTTCTGCTTTGATTTCATAACCCATTAGACTCATGAGTTC